GTTATATCTATTGATATACCTGCTGGTTCGCAAAGTATGGATAGAATAGCTGTAGAGGGATATGGGTATCCTAAAGCGCCTGGTAATATGAAGGGCAATTTATATATAAATTTGCTTGTGGAAATTCCGAAGTCTTTAACTGAAGACCAAAGGAGATTATACGAAACCCTGAGAGGGTTGGGAGAGAATAATGGCAATGGAAAAGAGAGCAGTATCAAAGAAGAAAGTGGAGCCGGTGAACAAGCTGGCGTTTGTCAAGGGACAGAAGTTTGTAATGAACAGTAAGATCTGGGTTGTCACAGAAGTCCAGAATGCAGACAATGCAGATATGAGAAGAGTAGTAGCAGATGATGGGACAGATGAAGTCCTTACTTTGACTACACTTCTTAAGGATGTTAATACTGGACATATTGAGTTTGTAGAGAAAAAAAATGGATGAAATTGAAGTAGAAATCTTGGAGACTGGAGAGATCAGATTTGCTAGGGGTACGCCAGAGCAAAATGAAAGACTTTTGGCTCTATTACAAGAGATTTCTGCCGATATAGACAAACAGGGAATTAAGGAATTTCTTGATGGTTCAAAATCAATAGAAAGGGTATTCGGAGATACGAACTTTTGTGGGTAAAAAGAATAAGAAAAATATAGCTCAATTTCATAGGGTAAAAGTAGAACATCGTCTAAGTGATTTCAAAGAAGAAGATAAGCTTTATAATTTGAATGTATCTCCTGTCGCAAGATCTTGTTGGAGAGCTAAAGCACTACAAGAAATTATAGCAGCAGAAGATAAAAGAGTTTTTGACGAGCTTATTAGGATTGCTGAGGAGGCAGAACGTGGGAAGCGAAAATAAAATAGATGTCCGTTTTGTCACCTTAAATGGAAATACCTACTTCAGGAAGGAAGATGTGATCGAACTCCTTACTGAGTTTGGCGGTACAGAAGAAACAGATGTTTGTAACCGTATGCAAGATCTAGTCAATAATCTTAGAAAAGTAGAGAAGCCGAAATAGATGTTGTTATAAGGAGTTAATACATGATCTATCTAAGAAGTCCACTTTATGTGGGCTTCTTTCATTTATAGTGACGATAATCACTCAGACGTTTGGCGAAGGAGTGATTATTATGGATGTTGTGATAGGTATTGATTGTGGTTTGAATGGCGCTATTTCTATTATAGATGACAAGTCTACTACTGTGCATCAAATGCCAGTAAAAAAAGAGAAGAAAAGCGGCAAGACCAAAAACGTTATGGACACATCTGGTCTTGTTTCTATATTATCTAAATACAAAGATAAGAAGGTCGTTTGTGGCATAGAAAGACAGGGAGTAAGACCCGGAGAGGGCGGAGTTTCGGCTTTAACTATCGGAGTCGGCTACGGGCTGCTACAAGGTGTTGCTTACGCTTTTGGCTTTGATGTCAAGATCATTTCCCCTGTTTCTTGGAAGAAACATTTCCCAGAGCTTACCACTAAAGAGATGGAAGAGCTGAAATTACAGCAAAAAGAATTAAAGGAAAAGGACAAAACCGAAAAGGATAAAGCCAAAAAGAAAGAGAATAAGAAGGAAATAGAGAAGCTTGGTAGGCAAGTAAAGGTTATCGCAAAAGATGGAGCTAGGATTTTGGCGGCTAAGAAGAATCCAGAACTTGCTGACCTGTTTAAGCTTAAGAAGAATGACGGAATGGCAGAATCTCTCTTGATATGCTATTTTGTTAAAGAGAACTTAGATAAATTGACTGGAGATCCTAAAGATGAAAGTGATCAAGACCAAAACATATGTCAAAACAGCACAGATTGAGACGCCTGCTGTCTCGCCCTCTGTCGCTGCTGGCGGTATTAATAAAAATAAACTGAAAGCTATGATCTATAAACGTACTGAAGGTATATTAAAGGGCATTTTCCGCGATGATGGATGGGTGCCTGTTCACGCTTTTTTTAGGGTTTTGAGAGATGAGATGCAATTAGATTATGATTTGGATAGAGCAGAGTATGGAAAAAATTCAGAGGGAGTCCCGTCTAATAAAACTTGGACATTCCATATCGATTTTACTAACCAGAATCAGAAACCAGATACAATATATGGGAGGTTAGTCGCTGCTGGGGCAGGTGGTGCGTCTGATCCTCTTGAATCTTATGATCTGGTAATGACATTGAGCTAAATAATGACTAATTGGTGGTTAAAAATCGCGGATAAAAAAGAACTTGAAGGTATCAGAGATAAACTGACTACTTTCAAAGATCGTAATCTGCTCAATAAGAAGATTGGCAAGTTTAAAGACGTTGCTGTTAGTCTATTTAAAATAGTGAAAGGTGGACAGCAAGATATAGTCGCATCGAGAGAGATAATAAACTCTCTTTTGAAAGATAAGTCTTTAAGCTCATATCCTCAAATTATTAAATGCCTAAAAGACGCTTATGATGTTGCTATGGACAGCCATAATAGGTTCAGGGGATATTGCAGAGATGCCTTAAAGATTGTATACGCAGAGATCAAAGAAATGGAGAAGAAAAGGAAGGAGTTTGTCGATAAAGAATTACCAAGACGTTTAAAGGAGAGATTCGATAATGGCAAAAGGTAATACTGAAATCGCAAAAGCAACTACAAAGACATCTTTATTGAAGTATTTTGAGGGGATGTCAAATGCACCAGTCACGAAAAGTAATTGTAAACTCTGCCAATCTAAAAACAGAGAAGCAGCAGAAGGTGAGTTTGACAGAACTAGAAACTATAGTGCTGTATGCAACTTCCTAAGAAATCGAGGAGAAGATATATCCAGAATCGCAGTTTCTAATCATATCAATCAGCACTATCTACCTCATATTAAGAGAGAGATACTTGCCAATTATGCTGCTAATCTACCTAGCTTCTTAGAAGATACTAGGAATAGGGAAGATCAGATTAGAGAAAGAATATGGATGATGGAAAATGTTATGTATGACATTGCATCTGAAACTGGCGATCAATCTCTTGATGAAAAGAGAAAGAGCGCTGATGCAATGACTAAAATCTCAAATACGATAAGCGCTCTTGACAAAGAGATAGAAGAGATACGATTCAAGATGAATCCTGTAAATGCTGTAATGGAAGTTATCGCAGATATATTCACTTCTAAGATGAAAGCGTCTACAGAAAGTGAAAAGGTATTATTGCAAGACATCCTTGATGAGTTTACAGAGAGGACAGATGAGCTGTTTGTTGAGGATAGAGACTAATGAGACAGAAAAGAAGGTTGGTTTTAAGGGATAACAGAATCCCTCCGAAAGATAAGACGGCAGAAGTCGCTCAACCTACATCGGATAGAAAGAGCAGAAGCGGTTGCGGGGGATGCAAAAGAAGGGATAACAGGAAAAATGCCTAGAAACTCTATAAATGACGCTAGGAGCAATTTATCAGGCGGACAGTCTGATTCGCTGTCGCGCGCCTTATCATCGTACCGGGGTCTTTCTGGAGCGTTCTACGCCTCTTCTAAAAGGATTACCCAAGAGGTAATGAAAGATGTTTGCTATTCAAACATCTGTTATTATCCATGCAACCTTATTGACCTAAGATACATTTTAGGCTCTGAGAACATATACAATTCACACGTTATAGCTTTATTCAGTATAAATCTAGCCAAAAAGTATCTACAGTCCGAATACCCAATTCTTGTGGGAATCGAGATAAAAAAGGGTGATTGTGACGATTTTGGCGGTATAATGATACCTAAGACGTGCTCGTCTTTGCAGGTGAACGATAAAATCAGAAAAGTGATTCTAAGAGAAGACTTCGCAAGGTCTTGTTCGCCAAAGATACAGAAGATTGTCGAAGAATGTGGAATGAAGATAGAAGTGGGACAAGACACTGATTTGCCTACACTTAGGTCTTCTTTCGACTAAAGGAGAAAAAGATGCAAGAAATCAAGCTGAACAATACAGAGCAAAAAATCTTTGATTTGATTCGCGGGGTTATCTCCGCGGATTCATCTCTCAGTCTCGTAGAACCGCGCATTTGCGGTGGATGGGTACGCGATAAGATTTTGGGCAGAGAAAGCGATGATCTTGACATTACAGTCAATCACATCACAGGTTATGCTTTCGCCAAAAAGATTTCTCAATACGCCAAAAAGAATCATATTGATGGCGTAAGTGATCCTTATCAAGTCAGTTTGGACAAGGTTGCAGACCCGAAAGAGAAGAAAGCAATTGACCCACTCCAAGTGGGAGGCATGGACATTTTCGGCTTGAAGGTCGAGTTTATTGGTCTCCGTAAGGAAATCTATACGGATGATTCGAGAACTCCACAAATCGTTGCCACAGATAATGTATTGGAAGACGTCAAGCGCAGAGATTTGACGATTAATGCCTTGTACTATAATGTCTTAACTGGCGAGGTTGAGGATTATGTTGGCGGTTTGAAAGATTTGGAAGTGATGCATCTTAGAACTCCAGACGAGCCAGAAAAGACATATGCAGAAGATCCTTTGCGACTTTTGAGGGCGATAAGGTTTTATGCGAAGTTTCCGGGATCGACTTTGGATACAGGCATATTGAAGTCTCTCGCGTCTATGGACGATGACAATTCTTCTTTGTCTATACTTTATAGGCAGAAGGTTGCTACTTCTAGAGCGGCAAAAGAGCTTATCAAAATAATGGAGTCTGACAACCCTGAAAGGGCGATATATATTCTATTCAGATCTGGTTTCTATAAGAGAGTTTTTGAAGTTCCTGATAATTGGTTTCCTTTTGATATGGATCAATTGAGTCCGTATCATAATCTAACTTTAATTGATCATACCTTATCTGTATTGAAAGAGGCAATAAAGATAGCGGAAGATCACTGGATTATCGGTGACTCTAGAGCTGAGTTTCTATTTGCCGCTATTTTTCATGACTTTGGAAAAATGAGTCCCGACATACGCAAAGAACATCCTAAGCATCCTGGCAAAATGCAATATATCAATCACGAAGATGTTTCTGCTGAGTTTATCAATAATCTACTTATCAAAATGTCTTTCCCAGAGCAGATGAGAAAAAACATAGTTGCCATAGTCAAAGGGCATATGCGCCCATCATCTTTTGATGGTAAAAACGGTTCTGCTTTAAGAAGGCAATTTGGCAAGTTTCTGCGAGATTTCCCTGAAGTGGAAAGTAATATTATGTATCTTCGTTTAGCTGACTTATTGAGCAAGGGCAAACAAAGTCAAGAGGACATAGATAAGATTGTCAGCAATAATAAAAGGTTATACAAAGAACTTTACGAATATGTATATTACAGTTATGTATCTGGTTTTGGCTTCTTGTTTGAAAAGCCTCTTCTGGATGGTGACGTAATAAAATCTATGGTCCCCGAAGTGAGTCAAGAGATAGAAGATAGGCTCAGGGCTGTGAAATATAAGTTTATGATTAACAATAGCTTTACTAATCATAAAGACTTGCATTGGATTAAGTATTTGCAGGAGCAGCTTATTGAGCAGCAGCAGACTCATAGGATAAAGACTGTAGAAGATGCGAAAGTATTTGTTCGCGGACAAATTAAACAGGTATTCAATAATGGGCAAGAAAATGATAGGTTGGTATCAGAGGATCAAGGTAGCTGACGCTAGTTCCGGTGAGAATCCCGGTATTAATGGTTTTGAAGGCACTGGCGACGATCCTAAAATAGATAGACAAGTCGATATGATGAACGTTCCTTATTCTGTGCCAGCACCTTTTCAAGTCGGAGATCAAGTAAGAGAAAGAAAGGGAGGTATAGGTTCAGAACCGTCTTCCAGAGGCAAAGTCTCAGACGTAGCTAATAACAGAATGAGAGTAGAATGGTTTTCTGGCAAGAGAAAGGGGACTACGTCTTCATTTAGCTTGCTTGACGCAGCCAAATTATCTTTGACTTTGGAGAAGATTCGTTAATGTGGTATAAGTTTGCGAAAACGGGGATCTCTGAAGAAGATCTGAATAGAGAGTTAAAGGACAGAATTAGAAAAGATATGTTCTTTCATAGATTATTCGATGACTACGGCGTATCGTTAGATACAATAGACAATCATCTCCAGTTCCATATCGCAGAACTGAAAGATCGGCATGCCCATTCAAAAGGCGAAGACATCTATTTAAGCAACAATCTTTTTTCTGATGGTAAGTTCTTTGATGAGAGCTTACATTTCGTTGTTCATGAGCTTACTCACTGGCTTACAAGAATGAGAGAGAAAATCTCTTACTTCACTGACCCAGAAGAAATCGAAGCTTTCACTTTAGGTATGACGTTTGAAATGCTGAGGGGAAAAAGTGAACAAGATATCATGTCTATATTCTTCCCGATTATTCAGGGTGAGACAAATGATCCCGAAAATGCCAAGAAGCTATTTAAGTCTTTATTAGCAAAAGCGAAGTTGCGCCTAAAAAGATTTTCAAATTAAAAAGATAATCATTTCTTAAAAGTGTCATATACTCCTGTATAATAATAGTCAACCTATTTACAAAAGGAGGGGTTAAAGATGAATGGAGGTTTAGCGTTTGGTCTTTTAGTGTTTTTCCTGGTCATTTTGGTTTGTTTTCCGTTCCTAACCATGTGGTTTGTGAACACCGTTTTCCTTGCGAATATACCTAACGCAACATTGCTTGCGTATTCGTTTGGGACATCGGCTTACTAGAGCATCTTCGTGATAGGATTGCTCGGTGGGCTTGGCGGAATTAAGATGCGTTAATTGGGGATGTCGGGTCGTTGTCTACCTCTGGCGAGAGATTGCCAGAGGTAGATTGGTTTCTACAGATATAAGGAGATGAAAAATGTTTGATATTGCAAATAAGGCGGCAAGAGCAGAGGCGAAAAAAAAGTTTGATGATTACTCAAACGGCGGTGGATGTGATATGTTTGGTTCTTTGATCTATTATCTTGAAACAGGATTATGCGAAGTTTGTTATAGAGGTATGCCATTATTGTATCTTATTAATCAGGATGTCGTAATCATCATTGATAATAATGTGATTTATGCACTTAGTAATCTTCTTGTTAACGATGTTTTCAGTGAAAATATGGATAAATCTGATATGGAAGATAGAAGTATTCCTGTCGGTATCATCGCAGAAGGTAAGAATGGAAAGAAGTCTATTATTATGAATGGCGATGAAGACTTCAATGATTTGGTTCAGAACTTTGCTGGCTCTAAAGATGCTGATGGATTCCCTACTATCAGCTTTAGGTGTCTGGATAGATTCTTCAGTGATGGTATTGATATAGATCCTTCTCACGCAGCATCTCTTTTGTCAAACGGTAAGGTAGTAGTAGTAGCATTTACTCCTAATGAGTATCTATCATTTAGCGACAAGCAAAAGGCAGTTTATAGGTCTTGGAGTAAGGCAAAATCTGATGCCGGTAAAGCAGAGATCTGGAGAAGGATGCCATTGCCTCCTGCTGGATTTACTTTCTTCGGTATTCGCAGCAAAAGTAATTGCTGGCACCGTTCTTCTACTGTTGTTCTGAGAGATATGAGGAAGAAGGGCAGAAGCATTTTGATGGGTCAGGATGAGGATATGTACTTTGGAGCTGAACTCCCTACTCATCCAGAGACAGTCGCAGAGGCATTCAAAGATCTGACACCAGTAGAAGCAAGAATCCCAGGAGTGGAAAGGCAAGGGGAATGGTTCGTCGTTCCAGTCGATGAGAAAGATGTCCCAAAAAGGACAGAATGTATCGCACTGTTTCAACAAAGTAGTGAAGTTTCTTTGCCGATAGATAATAAAGACAGTGCGCTGCATACTATTAGCGCATATGATGGCAGAATCTCTAAGCAAGGTGTAATCTATGCGAAATGTTTTAAGCTGTCTCACTCTAACGATGATCATGCGCCAATTGAGAAGTATTCAGAATCTTGGTATGCCTTTTATCGCAATACTGCTGTCCGCAGCTTCAGCGAACAAGGTGTAGATTAACAGAAAGGGTTTGCAATGCTTGATGAAGACATTAGATTTTATAATGGTGGCTATTGCTCACAGAAAGTCATGGAAAATGACGAGGTACTTGTCCATTTGGGAGGGAGCGGATCTACTGCCAGTAAACCGAGTATAAATGTAGCATCTGTCACTCTGAAAGAGATAGGTGTTAGAGTTCTAGGGGCAAACGATTTCTCTCAATTGATTGCAGATGACAAAGAGAACGGATACAAGAACGCGGGAAGAATCGCTATGAAATACCTTCTCGAAAATATAACTCCATCCAAAATGTTTAGTCTTATCTCGAATATAAGGAAAAACACAGGCAATGCTTTTTACGAAAAGGGAAAATCTGATGCGCAATCAGATGTCAGAAAAGCATTAGAGATCAAAGATGAAGAATGATGATTTGCTAGATAGAGATTCTTTCAGGAAAGCTGTTTTTGAGAGAGAGAGAATGGTCTTTGTGCAATTTGCAATCTACCTGCGCAAGACGCTCACCACATTCTGGAGCGGCGATTGTGGGATGATTCCGGATACTACTTAAGTAATGGAGTAGCGCTTTGCGGATCATGCCATATCAAGGCGGAGCAAACCGTTTTGTCTTGTGACGAGCTGAGACTAGCGGCTGGTATAGAAGAAATCGTATTGCCTCCTCATCTATATTCTGATTCAGAATGGGATAAGTGGGGCAATATGATTCTCCCTAATGGAACAAGACTGCGCGGAGAATTGTTTTACGACGAATCAGTACAAAAAGTATTGAGCGTTGTTTTGCATCTCTTCTCTAAATACGTCAAGTATCCTCGTACATATCATTTGCCTTGGAGTCCAGGGACAACTAATGATGATCGTATGCTAGAAGATACAAAGCAGTTTGAAGGGCAAGAGGTAGTTGTCAGTGTTAAGATGGACGGAGAGAATAGCACGTTTTATCGTGACTACTATCATGCAAGATCCTTGTCAGCAGACTCACATCCTTCTAAACATTGGGTCAAGAACTTTCATTCTCAAGTGGGATATAATATACCAGAAGGGTATAGAGTATGCGGAGAAAACCTTTTTGCCAAGCATACCATATTCTATAAAGGTCTAAAATCCTATTTCTATATGTTCTCCATATGGAATGACATAAACGAATGTTTAAGCTGGGATGATACTTTAGAGTGGGCTGATCTACTTGATTTGAAAGTAGTACCAGTTCTTTATCGTGATATCTATGATGAGGAATTGATTAAGAGCTTGTATAAGCCTACATATGAAGGTAATGATTGTGAGGGATATGTAGTGCTATTGGCTAAAGGGTCCGACATAGTTGAAAATAAATCTCAAGAAATCTACAAAAAATTGTAGAAATAATAAAGGATTTTGATATACTGCTGCATAACTATATTAGGAGAAAGGCATGAAGCCTCAAAAACAGGAAAAGAGATTTATGATTAAGAAAGTAACAAAGACAGAATTCGTAACGGGCGATGGCGTAGTCCACCCAATACCGTTCCCCCTAGATGAAGTTCCGACAGTCGAAGAATTCCAGAAAATCTACGATGATTGGCTCAAGATATTCAAAGAAAAAGGTCTGGTAGCCGAAAAGGAGTCCAATGAATAATTTGGTCAGTATAGGCAAAGCCGCTGACCAGTTGGGCGTTTGCGAAGAAACCTTACGTCAGTGGGACAGAGAGGGGAAACTCGTACCCGTCAAAACAGCAGGGAATCACCGTCGCTATCGGATGGAGGATATAGAGAAGTTTTTTGGAACTTCAACATCTGCTGAAGATAAAAAAAATAGCAATGCGGTAGCAATCTATTGCCGTGTCAGCAGCCATGAGCAAAAACAAAAGGGCGACCTAGAGCGACAGGTTGGACGAGTATCGTCCTATTGTGTCAAAAAAGAATACAATGTCATTAAATTGTATGAAGAAGTCGGCTCTGGCATGTGTGACACTCGTTCTAAACTAACCCAATTGTTCAGGCTGGTTGAGAGTCATAAAATCAGCAAGGTTATTGTAGAACATCGGGATAGATTGTGCCGATTTATGTTTGAGTTTTTGGTCAGCTATTTCGGTAGTCATGGTGTAGAAATCGAGTGGGTTGATGAAATCCTTGGCAAGAGTTATGAGCAAGAATTGGTTGAAGATATTTTATCACTCATGTCTTCATTCTCTGCAAAGATTTATGGTAAAAGAAGTGCAGAAAACCGCAAGAGAAAAAAGGCTTTACAGGTGACAGAAAACGGTGTAAAATCTACGATATGACAGACATAAGTTACAAAAAAGGAGTGCATTCTAAATTCCCTAAAAACATGGTTTATGTTAAAGATATACTCTATGTCTATGAAACAACTACAAAACCGTGTGAAACGATACAGATAGATAAATGATTACGTTGTGAAGTCAGGCCGATGATTGTCTACGAAGGCGTGTGTATGTTTCCAGAATGATGCGAACTTTGCTGCATATTTGATAATCCATTGGCAGATACAGTTTTCCCCAAGATCGCAGCCGCATTTTTCGCTTTCAAGCCATTTGTATTTGAGCATTTCGTTCTTTTGTGATTCCCAATAGGCGAATAGAGCATCTTCTGCGTTATCGTATATAATACGTTTGAGATGTGTTTCGTAATAACAGATATGAGGAAAAGATTCCAATTCCCATTTAAGCTGTTTAGCGTCATCAGGAGCGTCAGCAAAATCTCTATCAATTTCGGACAGCATATCAGTGATTGAATCATTATGAGTAATCATAGTTATTTACTCCTTAATCTATACAGAGTATACCGCTTTTAGAAAACACATTTTCGCCATGATAGTAATTTTTATCCGCCAAAGTAAAATCCCTCTTAGAGTGAACGTATTCAGTGTATATTATAGGAAAGGGTTCTGCATTCCTTCAAAAAAGTGATTTAAGGGAGATTATATGAAAACGATTTATATAGAAGAAGAGACATTACCGATAGCATGGGAGAAGGCAGTAATAGAAACTTGGGAAAAAGGCGATAGTTTCCCAACTCAATACGACAAGCCCGGTGATGCAAACAGTAAAGATGTCACGGCAACAATTCACGTTAAGAATCCTTTCGCAGAGCCAAGAATACATAGGTGTTTCCCCGGCGGATTAGATGATCTTGAAAAGTATACTCTGGAAGTTTTATATGGAGTCCACGATCATTGGATTGATCCTAAGAATGGCAAGTGGGAATATACATATCATAAAAGATTATTTGAATACGAAGTGCCGTGCGATTGCGGTGGGAATCCTCTATATGGAGATTTGATGGCTGGTAGCCAGTTATGTCCGAAGTGTCAGAATAGCGGCAAGATGAAAATAGACCAGATTGAAAAATGTATTGATGCTCTCAAAAAATGTTGGTTTACTCGTCGCGCTCAAGCAATTACATGGATGCCTTGGGAAGATATGGGTATTTCCGATCCCTCCTGTTTGCAAAGATTGTGGCTTAGAATACAAGAAGACGATCAAGGTGTTAAAAGACTGCATATGAACATAAACATACGGAGCAATGATGCATTCAAAGCAGGGTTTATGAATATGTATGCTTTTACTGAGCTTCAAAGGATGATTGCTGGATGCCTTGGTGTGGAACTTGGGTCTTATACTCATGTTGCTGACAGCTTCCACATTTACGGGAGTTATTTTGATGCTTTCAAGTCTTTCTTAGAAACGGTTAAGAGTAGACCAGAAAGTGAAAGAGTTTATACTACGGAGTTTGCTAATGATTTCTTTATTGACGGATGTGATCAATTATTGGCGGAGAAAGATATGCCTAATATGAAGAAGTCAATTATTAGTACCGTAAAGAAATCGCTTGAAGACAAAGTCCGATAAAGGTTTCTTTACTCTATTCTAATATATTATCTGTATGATTGAAGCATACACTAAAATCCATTTATTGCATCCATATACGACTTCACTAGAAATCTTATTTGATTTAGTGATGATGTGGGATTTTCGTCTGATACAATCTGATACTAGGGGAAGTTCAGCCATCATTGCTATTCCGTCAGATAAGTTTAAGACGCTATTCGGAAGCTTCCCAAGAGAAGGAAGGTATTCGATTCCATCGGGGACAGAAATCTTTATAGAGAAGGTAGAAGTAATTGACGTAAAAGTGAGGGACGAAGAAAATGGGGAAGATGCCGATTGAAAAGACTAAAGACTTAAAGATAAAGAAAACTGAGAATGTTCCTGTTTATACTATAGAATACGAAGATTTAGATTCTTTCATGTCATACCATCTTGGTATAGAGTATAGATTTCTTGATCATCCTCTCCGTAAAAACGATTCTTGCTATGTCTTTAACATTCCTCGATATGATATGACTGACCAGGCGGTAGTAAAAATGGAAGAGCAGATAATGAGATTTGCAACTGGCGATTATCCATATCTGCCAATCGAAGACGAAATGCTTACTATGTTGTACAAAAAGGGTATTATCCCCGCGGGAAAATATATTATTGAGGTCAGTTGGTGATATATGAAAAAGAAGAAAGAAGAAAATAAACCCAAAGTTCTCAATCTGGAGACGATGAAGCGATTATATGAGTTTGGTGGTTTATATGTGTACGAGGTATACATCTTTGATACTATTAAGTTTGTTCCTGTTCTGTACAAAGCGACTTTCAATGAGAAGCTTGCGATAAAGACTGTAAAAAGCTTCGAGAAAAACAAGATACAAGTATGCTATAAACAAGTGCTTGTCAAGTTTGATGGAGCTTTTTCTGAGGGATACAAACTTGCAACGGAGAAAGACAAATGGAGAGATTGAGGATTTTTGTTGATTGTGACGGTGTAGTAGCAGATTGGATGAAAGCCGCTTGCGAGACTTGCGGGCTTGACCCAGAAAAAGACCCTAAGCTTCGTGCCATGTTGAAATCTGGTATGAGCCTTGAAGATACTGGGTACATTGGCGATAGAGAGATGTGGGATAAGATCAATGCTTGTGGACCCGATTGGTGGGAGAACCTAGAACCTCTCCCTTGGGCAAAAGAACTATACGAGAGAATGAATAAGCTTGGAGATTTTTGTTTTCTCACTTCTGCGTCTAAACATATCGCCACAGCTCCAGATGGCGCTTGTGGAAAGATCAGATGGATATACAAGCATTTCAATACATACAGTTATCTGATTGGTTATCATAAATGGTTTTGCGCAGCACCGAATACTCTTCTAGTAGATGATAGCGAAAAGAAGATTGATAAGTTTGATGAGCATGGAGGTCATGTATTCCGTTGGCCAGTGTCGTACACTATCCTTGATGGCGATGTTAAGATTGAAGATGTCTTCCAACAGCTTGAGGGGAAATGCAGGTATCTTAACAAGGTTATAGATTCTAATGTTTAGATGAATTCTTCTTTGCCATCGCGGATAATACGGAGAAGCATTCCTGCTGTAGATTGATAGTATCTGTCTATCTCTATAATACCGCTATGGACTGAGTTATGGCAATTAGAGCAAAGGACAACTACGTTTTGTTCTCTGTATTTGCCACCTTTAGATCCTGGGTTTATGCGATGAACGTGTAGAGTAGCATATATGTCTGTTTTGCATATTCTACATTTCTTCGCCGCTTTTTTTACTGCCTTCTTATCCATATCAATATATTCGGCAAAAACCGATAATAGAGAAGATAAAGGGAGAAAATTATAAATGATCAAATTGAAGTCTGTTAAGTTTAAGAATTATTGCGGTTATAGAGATACAATATTCGATTTTGTTGGAGAAGATGGCAGAGTTAAACCTATCGCCATGTTTTATGGTCCGAACGGTGCCGGAAAGAGCAATTTGCTGAATGCTGCGAATATGCTTGGTCAGGCTCATCGATATACAAACAAAGACACAGGTCTTCTTTTTCGTAAACTTACATTTCACCCTGATTATAACCCAACCTATGCTGGTTTTCAAATAGCATCAGACCCAATGGAGGTTCATGGTGTATTCAGATATGTAGATAGGAATGGTAATGCATCAGATAGATCAGTTATTATCACCACAGAGGGGGTCATAAAGAATGAGCTTCCTTTGAAAAACCCTACAATGGGACCATCAGATCATTGCTACTTCATAGATTCTGATAAGGAATCAGAACGAAGAAAGTTCTTGCTCCATGAGGAAAAGGCTTGTGAGTTTAAGGATTTAGCTGAGATTATTTATGGATACAAGGTAGAACTTGGTAGAGAGGTCTCTGATCTCTATAATACTGATGTAGGTTTCTATACTGACTTTACTATTCAGAAAGAAAGTGGAGTTAAAGTACACTTCAAGCGAATGTCTGACGGCGAAAGAAAGATTGCCAAGATGATTACGTCTTTATGCAATCCTATCTATATGGATAACATTGACATCCTGTTGATTGACAACATCGATATGCATGTTTACTTTAAGAGGCATATACAGATGTTGAGAGAGATTTTGTCGAGATTTCCAGATAAGCAGTTCTTAGTGACTACTCATAGTGGAGTTATTATAGAGTTTACGAATAAGAAGTATCAATATGATATAGAAATATACAAAGCAGATGAAGCAAGGAGATTGGGTCAAGTCGTTTTGCCAGAGATGGGAGCTTGTGATCAATTTGTAGTTGCGCCTGGCGCTGATAGATTGGTTAATTTGAGCAATGAAATAGATCCAGAAATAGAAGATGAGTAGACCGTATAGGCACATAAACCTTACGCCAGAAGATACAGTTATTTATAATCTTCTTATGGAAGATAGAAATAGTGGTTTTGGTGCATTTACGCAGGCTTGCGCCAATGTATTTAACCAAATTGTAAGTACAATAAATCACGGTCATCCTTTAATGATTGATGAAATCCCTTCTGGAGCCTGTGCTCATCATGGAAGGGAGGATGATGGAGATATAGTTGTATGGAATGGCGAAGATTACGAAATAGTCTTTGCAAGTGAGATTATATCTCCTGTTTTTGAATTACGCGGGAATAAAAAGACATCATTTCATATAGACATTTCAAGACCTTTCAACGGGATAAAGTCATATATTGATAAAAAGGTGTCTGATTTGGCTTATTATCAAGTAAATAGAGAATCTAAGATAATGCTTGGCGGGATAGATCAAGCTTGTGAAAAGTATCAGAATAATATAATGTTAGGTGAAAGTTTTTGCGAAGAGGTGTTTAATGATGCTTTTCACAGAGTAGAACAGCATTCAAGTAGCGGTAAAGTAAGATCCGTTTTGATGAATGATAAAACGTTTTACAAGTTTAGTCAGAGTATCTCTAAAGATCATTTCGATAAGGAGAATCGAACTTTTCAATATGCTATGCCTGGCGTGTATACATTAAAAGGTTCGTTATGGGCAGCAGATGTAAATACTAATAAAAACGTATTAGACGATGTTGTTTATGTATTTGGTGCTCAGGACGAAGTAGGTGTTTGGTCTATAATAATGGATTATGGTTTTATTGGTCAGCCAAGTGATTATAATAGAAAATTGAAACTTTCTTCATTTGGTGAATTTGGATGTGCTATAATCTATCCTGAAGCTGTAGTAAAAATTATGCTATTTTAGGGGGTTGATGTGAGAATAAATATATTTGGACCGCCGGGTTGTGGTAATCTGAAAAAAATAAATTTTGATGAAGGACTTATCTCCTTGTTTATATAACATTATATATGTTTATAATAAGGAGGTAAATATGGGAGACAGATTATTATACAGAACTTGCCATCAATGCGGCAAACAAATGGTTTATACTCATTATGTTTCTTGGTGGAATGGGAATAAAAAAAATTCTATTTGTCAGAGTTGCGCAGCTAAAAACAGATCTTTAAGACCAGGAGATAGAGAACATAGAAGGCAGGTAATGCTTGGCAGATTCAAAGGGGAGAAAGGCACTTTCTACGGCAGAAAACATACCGATGAGACTAAAGATAAATTAAGAGAAATAGGCAAAATAACTCAGAAACTTAGAAAAGAAACAAGATGCAATTATGAAATCTGGACGGAAAAATATGGCAAAGAAGAAGCAGATTTGAGGCAAAAATCTTTTATAGAAAAACTATCTAAATCAGCTACTGGTGAAAAAAATCCTATGTATGGTAAACCAACTCCAAGTGGATCTGGGAATGGATGGAAAGGGTGGTATAACGGATGGTATTTTAGAAGTTTGAGAGAATTGTCTTATCGCATAAAGGTCATTGACGCTAATAATAAAAAATGGATACCAGCGGAAAGAAAAAATTTGACTATAGAGTACTTAGATTGGCAGAATAATAAAAGAACGTATAGAGCTGATTTTTTTATTGATGACCATTATCTTGTAGAAGTAAAGCCTTCGAATTTGCATAATTCTCCTTCTGTTAGCAATAAAAGAAAATATGCAGAAGCATTTTGCGAGAAGATGGGATTTGAATATATTTTGACTGATGTTGAATTACTATCTACGGAAGAGATAAAAATAATGAGAAAAAATGGAAGCTTAGTTTTTTGCGGGAACTATGAAAAGATGTTTAAGGAGAAATATGATTTATGAGAATATGTGTTTATGGACCGCCGGGTTGTGGTAAATCGATGACTGCATCGTGGCTTTGTCGAGAGCTTAATCTGAATGGATATGAAGTCCCTTTCGTCCATGAGTTTGTGAAGACAAAAGCACATCGTAAAGAAAAGATTCACGAAATGGATCAATTCTTCATCTTCGGAAACCAGATTATGCTTGAGGTCGCGCCATTTATCAATGGCTTTAAACATATCATCACTGAATGTCCTGTCATGCTTTGCGCCTATTATGAGAAAACTGTTTTCCGTAAATACATTGTAGATATCGTAAAAGAGTATGACAACGTTAGAAAACCTCTGAATATATGGTTGGATAGGGAAGGAATACCATATCAAACAAAGGGCAGATGGCAAACAGAGGAAGAGGCTATAGAAATGGAGAAAGATATGTTTAATTTTATGAAAGGCATCTATGGTAAAAGCCTTATCAAAGTGAAAACATTACATAAACAAAGATTATATGAGATTGCTGCTAAGGCAATACGAAAAGAAGAAAAGGAGAAATTATGAGAAAAGACCTCGGAATCGATATGCTTATGAACCTCTTTAATTTGGGCGTAATCAACGCTAATGCTATTAAGAACAGCAAAGTATATGAGGATATGGTAGAGATTAAGGCTTTGCGTAGTGGCGAAGTTATGTCAGCGGAAGAGCTAAATGCGTGTTCTATGATGCTTAATCTTATGGCTGTAAAAGTAATTGGGTTAAAAGAGATTATAAATTTCTTCGGGATAGAGAATGATGAAATTAGTGATAGCACAAGGAATGAAATAAGAAATGGATAAGTTTGGCAGAGCAGAATGGGATAACTTCAATATGGCTATTGCCATGATAATGTGTACTCGTTCTATTGATCCAAGAACTAAACACGGTTGTTATGTCGTAGACAAGCATAATAAACCTCTCAGCGCTGGCTACAATGGACCGTTGCGTGGGACTAACGACGATGAAGTTTCTTTATCTCCGCCAGAAAAGTATAATGAGCTTGAACATTCTGAAAGAAATGCAGTATATAATAGAAGTTCTTCTATTGAAGGTGCTACAGCCTATATTACTGGTCATCCTTGTATCAATTGCTTTAGGGCGCTTGTACAGAGTGGAGTGGCTAAGATAGTATATGGTCCCATCCCTTCCGTTTCTCTCAGCGATGATGAAGTAAGAAGTATTAAGAAGATGCTTAAAGGAAGTAAAGTAGAGTTTGTTGAGTTTAAGGGGAATTTCTGGGAGCCATTTGACATCTTAGAAAACTATTTAAAGACGAAGAACATTTTTCGAGGTAAAGATGAAGCTAATAGAAAAGATCAGTTCTCAAGTAGATAAGACAGTAAAGTATATCTTCCAAGATGATGCATATGGTAATGGATGTATCTTTGAAGCATCTTATATCAATAAAGATGACGGGAAAGACATTATCTGTACATCTACCCATTTCGGGTGTAGAATGGGCTGTAAGTTCTGTCACCTGTCTGACTATTCCAGTAAAGTATCAGATCATAACATATTTAGCGATATGATCTATGAAGCAGTAAAGACTATATACGCAGATCAGGGTTTTGATATGCTTAATATGAAACAAATGCTTTTGGTTTCGTATATGGGCTGTGGAGAACCTTTGAATGATTTTGGGAGTACTGTCGATAGTATGTCTCTTATTAGGCGTGACTTCCAGAAAGGTATGACACGTTTTGCTATCGCAACTATGCTACCTAAGAACAAGTGGACTCATTTCTTTAGCTTGGCGGATGATATCAAGTACTATGATTTGAAAGTCAAGATACATTTGTCTTTGCACTTCGTAGATGACAAGATAAGATCGGAATGGATGCCTATGGCATTAGACATTAGATCTGCTATCAGCGCTTTAGAGTTCTATAAGAACATTACTGGCAATTCTGTAGAGATACATTATGCTTTGATGAAAGATGTAAATGATTCTTTGAAAGACGCTGTTGCTCTTGGTAAGCTTTTAGATAAGAGAGACATTCCGGTAAAGATTCTAAAATATAATGAGAAAGATTCTCTTAGTGTAATTTCGGCGGATGAAGAAAGAGTGGCGAAGTTTAGACAAGTGTTGACTGATTTTGATATAATCAATGAGTATTATGATCCGCCGGGAAGAGATATAGGTTCTTCTTGTGGAGCGTTTATGATGGATAAGTATTTGAAATATAATTCATTCGACACTAAAGCGTCATGGGGAGTATAGAAATGACTATTGGATCTGATTACACGCCAAGACCTTCTGCTTGGACTGTAGCCTATGATGCTATAGCCGCAAAAGGCAAAGAAATGACGATTGCAGAAGCAAAGAGATGTATAGAAGTGACACCTGGCTGTAGGTTTCCTGCCACAGTCACGTTAGACGATGTTTTGTCTAAATTGCAAACTTGGAGACTTCTGTTGATAGAGAACGATATAGTAAAAGTCTTATGCTGGGAAAATAAATAGTGATCGAGATAGAAACAGATGTATTTGGTAATCCATTTTGGACATATATAGAATCGCCTTTTAACTATACTGGTTCTAAGTATGATCTTTTACCACAACTCCAGAACTACCTCCCAAAGGTCTACAATGACTTGTGGGACGTTTTCTGCGGAGGAGGGTCTATCTTTATCAACCTAATGCGAAATGGTCTTAAAACGCATTGCAACGACATTGTGACCCCTTTAATCCAATTCTACCAATTCCTCCAAAGCAACGACTGGAAAACTATAGAAGAAACGTTGCTTGCAAGAAACATATCTGACAGCAATCATGAAGCATACAACGAATTAAGAAAGAGATATAACGATAAAAGAGATTGTATTGACTTCTTCATTCTTGTTTGCTCTTGCACTAATAATATGATGAGATTCAATCAGAAGGGGGAGTTTAATCAGACTTGGGGACAGAGACATTATAGCGATTGGACAAGAGGTAAGCTGAAAGGCTATTGGAGAAGGATATATAACGATCCTAACATTATCTTCTCTAATAAAGATTTCTTTGAATGTACTCCGAATGTAGGTGATTTTGTTTATCTTGATCCTCCTTATGCCATAACAGGTGCAGGATATAATACAACTTGGTCGGAAGAACACGAAAAACGGCTTTATGATTATCTTGACGAATTGGATGAAGACGGTATACATTTTATGATGTCGAATGTTTCTAAGCATAAGGGGAAAGAAAATCCTTACATGTGTAGAGTAAAGAAGTATAATGTAGTGTCTTTGAAGTTCGATTATGACGTTGTAAGCCGCAACGGCAAATCAGAAAGTGAAGAAATTATTGTGATGAATTATTAGGGGATTAAAGATGAAAATAAGACAAGGATTCGTTTCTAACAGCTCTGCAAGCTCTTTTTGCATTTATGGATGGACAGATGAAGATCTGAAAGACTATAAACATATTCCATGTATTGCCTCTTGTTTCGTAAAATGCGAGAAGTATAAGACTGAGTATTTTATGGCTAACAACCTTATTAAAGAAGTTAAAGATGAGTTTTCTTTTGACTTGATCGTGTCACCATCTCCTGATGATAATTATGTTGTTGGAGTAGGCAATTTTGAGGATGAGATAGATCACGGTCTTGATGAAGACGAAGATTGGGAAGACTATGTCACAGATGAACCGTCTAAAGAAGATATGATTAAATTGGATGGAATAGCAAAGACATTGGGCTTGCCATCGCCTCATTATTACTCTGCAACCTGGTTTAATGGATAAGGTGATATATGCTGACTATAAAAGAAAGGCAAAAGCATAAAAGATACACTTATACAAAAGATGAAATCGCAAGATACAAAAGACATTTGCGCGTATATAAGAATCTTCTTAAAAGTGGATGGGAGAACAAGCCTTATAACGAGTTTCTTGACATCGTAAAGGATCGAGTTGATCCTACTCTCGATAAGGATAATAAGGTATGCCCATTTTGCAATAGCACTAATATATCTGTATTAGTTTGGCATAGCACCGCAGTGGGTTCTGGTCCCGGTGAGGACTGTAATCATCATTGGGAAAGTTGTATTTGCGGAGGATGTGCAAACGCTTTTGTATACGAGTATAAAGGGCATGGCTCTAAAGAAGCAGATGGTAAAAAAGTACCTAATTATAATGTATGGATAACTAAGGAACGTAAAATCCTAAAAGGGATGCCTACTTGCTTTGAGCGGTATATTTATACTTGCTCTAAATGTGGCGGAGATGTAAATGTCACAGATTACGATAAAGGGACTAAAAACGTTGCACGATGTTTAGGCACATCCTTAAATGAAGATACTGGTATATATGAGAACCAATACGATACATATTATAAATGTTTTTGTTGTGGGGTAGAAGTTAAAAGCTCTACTGAGTACTATAGTTTCAGCAATCCTCATAGACCTTGCAAGCCGTTTAAGAATAGACTTCGATTGGGATGGACTATCAAAGAAGAGATAGGAGAAGTTTGGATAAATGATTACGTTCTGGATACGATAGACTTGGAGGTTAAAGATGGAAACTAATCAAGAAGAGCTTGCAGAGTTTTGGGGTCTTTTTAACTGGGCAATTCGATGCATTCATGATGCCAGATTGCTTGGTATTATCTTTAAGATATACGGAGATAAAGAGAGCATAGAGAAAGAACGTGCTGCGAGAAGCTATCATCATGCTATGGAAGGAGGTTTCCTGATTCATAATGCTGAGATGCTTGCAATGGCGAAGTCTATGAGCGAAAACGCATTCTATAAGCATCTCGATTTTGAAGTTATCGCTGCTGCTATTCTGCTGCACGATATAGGGAAGATTGGCGCATATAGGAATGGGATGTACGGAACACAAGAAGAAGGTCAGATTCTATATAAGGATCATATCAAAGGTATAGATCATTTGCCTTTATCTTATGCGATGTTCTATTCTATGGCGGAAAAATTGAATTTCGCTGACACCGAATTAGCAAGGAAGATAAGTCATTGTATTCTGTCTCATCATGGTAGACAAGAATGGGGAAGCCCTGTAGAGCCACAATCACCAGAAGCGTGGTTTGTCCATCTTGTAGATATGATGAGCTCTAGATGCTCTAAATATGTAGCTAATAATAAACAACCAGATAAGAGGGTAGTTTCATCATGAATCCACTGCTTTTATTTAGGTTTATGAACTCCTGTTCTATGATTAGCCTCTGTTCCATTAATTCCTAATTTGTTCAATATACTCATTTTAGTCCATAAAGATTCTTTCCATTTTATTAGCTCTTGAGGCAGGGCTAAGGCTTTGCCAGTTCTGCTGCTTTTAATCTCATTAGCTATTCTCATTATGAGAGGTTTACATATTCTAGGCTTATTGTTTTCATGATTATATGGCAGTGCTAGAATTGTTCCGTTATGGATAGCCTGAGATACTTGACTTACGCCTTTGTATTTTAATATGCCCATAGTTTCGTCTATTGTTATCATATCCATGTTTTTCCATTCTGGATTTTCTTTTTCGAACCAGTAGCTGTATTGTCTATATTTGTTGTTTTTTGTCTCTTGCAGATCTATCACTAGGCTAGCTTGCTCGTTTTTTATCCTTAGATACTTTATAATTGATTTGCATATATTGTAAGATTGAGCATTTCTGGCTTCGTATCTGTATAGATCTTTCCCGTGTTTAGATTTGGTTATAGATATATTCCCCCCGAATACTTTTTTCAATATATAAGGGATAGTGGGAGATGTTTGCGATAGCAATACTCTCCCATAATAGTTGTTATTTACACAATCTCCTATCTTTCTTTTCTTATAGTTAGATTTTTTAATCGTTATGCATCCATCTGCATCTATCGCTCCAGATATATAAGATATAAGGATTTCGTTATTATCAACTTCTAATATTCCTGTTATGCCATTTTTGTTTTTCTCTTTGTTCTCTGTGTAAAGCTTTTCTCGCAAGTCTATTATGTCTTGTGTTAATCTCTTTCCTAAAGACTTAGTTTCATTCATATTTATAATGTTTTGTGCTTGATCTCGTTTGACCTTTAAATAAGGCAATAAAGATTTACATAATGTAGCTGCTTCTCTACAACTCGCAGAGAACCTAAAGCATGCCTTCCTGTTTGCGGCTGCTGGTTTTTCATTGCAGACAGATCCTCCAAAAGTGTCTTTTAACAAAAACGGGACTTTATCACATACTTGCTTCATCCCTACTATGCCGCAATATGTGGCTTTGCCTGTAGAAAGTGACTTTTTAATAGAAAAATATCCATCGGAATCCATAATTCCAGCTAAATAAGAAAAAAGTAGTTTATTCATTTTTATAATCCTCTATACTTGTGTTTGAGAAACTACTTATAATATACCGATACTAAGAAGTATGTTCCTTTATTTTTTATGGAGATATTATGAATCCGAAATTTCAGATTATTCAAGGTAATTCTTTGGAGATATTGCGCGGGCTACCGTCAGACAGCATTCAGTGCTGTGTGACGAGCCCGCCTTACTTTTGGTTTGCGTTCGTATAAAACTAATCCCCAAGTATGGGGAGGAGATCTTAACTGCTCTCATGAGTGGGGAGAAGATTTATTCTGCCCCACAAAGAACGGCAAACAAGGTGGGACTCACGATAATGTAGGTCAAAAGAGATCTAACACAAAGCCGCCTTCTTCTCATGTTTGTGAGAAATGTGGTGCGTGGAAAGGTGAGTTAGGTCTTGAACCAGACCCTAAATTGTTTGTCGCGCACCTTACTGAAATCTTTAGAGAAGTTAGAAGAGTATTGAGGCATGACGGCACTTGCTGGGTAAACATTGGTGATAGTTATGCAGGTTCTGGACGAGGTCCAACTGGCGAGACTGGAATGTGTAATAAGGGCTATCGTGAAGTAGATCAGACTATGAGACAAGGGTTTGATTCTTTGCCTCCTGTTGTTCCCGATGGGATGAAGACAAAGGATATAATGGGCATTCCGTGGATGCTGGCATTTTCTCTTAGAGAGGATGGATGGTTTCTTAGACAAGACATTATTTGGCGGAAAATTAATGCAATGCCAGAATCTGTGACTGACAGATGTACGAAAGCCCATGAATATGTTTTCCTTCTGTCTAAATCTGGAAAGTATTTCTATGATTATATGTCTATTGCAACGCCTATAAAAGATCCAGGTAAGCCAAGGAAGTTCTCTAAGTCAGGGAATGATGACAGAAATGATCAGGAAAGTGTTTACGATCCATGCGGTAGGTATTTTGCGAATAAGAGATCTGTATGGGATATATCTTTGGCTAGTAGAGTATATGGAAAGAAGCATTTTGCTATTATGGCAGAAGAACTGGCTAGTACCTGCATCAAGCCATCTGTCTCTCAAAAAGGATGTTGCCCGAAGTGTAGGAGTCCTTGGGAGCGAGTATTTGGAAGCGTAGTGGATAATCTAGATCCTGTAGCACCGATTAAGAGAAAAGACGTTGAGCTTACTCCAGAAGATAGTGCAGTTATAGAATATATTGAAAAGCATGGTGGCGACTATCGCATTTCCGTAGAGGGAGATAAGCATTGTAGCAACTGGAAAGATGAACCAATTAAGGGTGGCAGGACTTATCATTTTGACAGAAAAGGTTATTCTCTGTTTTATTGGGGAATAGAACGAATAGAAAAATGGGTTCCTACTTGCCAATGTGGAGAGAAAGAAGAGGATAATGTATCTTGTACGGTTCTTGATCCGTTTTCAGGTTCGGGGACTACTGGCGTTTGTGCAATTAAATTGGGTCATAGCTATTTAGGGTTGGAGCTAAATCCTGAGTATTACGAAATGTCAAGGGAGATACTTGGCTCGATTGATCCAATTTATGTACAAGAGGGAGACGTATTAGAGGGGATAGAGAATGAGTGCTAAAGATATAAATAGCAAGCCTTGGATTCAGTCAGAAGTAGATATATACTTAAACTCTAAAAAAGAATATCATAACAAACATTTGGCTTTGATACATCGCGTAGATCATATCATTGAAGTTATATTCAGGCATTTTGGCTATTTAAAACCATCATGGCTATTTGATAGCGAACTTGCTTATCGTTTTGAACCGACAAGAGACGAAATAGATACTGATATTTTGGCTGGCAAATACAAAATAGAATATAAAGTCTCTGATACTTGGAAAGACTTTGGCAATATGTCTGGGAAGGATTGTAGTTATAATTGGTGCTTCCCGTATGATTTCCTATTTGCGACAGATGAAGAAATAATAGCATACGTTATTAAAGACGTAAAAGATTATTGGGAAGATGTGGAGCGCGAAAGAAAGAAGAATGCAGAAAATCAAGAGTTAAGGCAGAAGAAGCTTAAAGCATTTGCTAAGCTTACTGATGAAGATAAAGAATTGCTGGGGATTAAGGGTTTGATAATATGAGAATAAGAGAAGGCGTAGCACTAGATTTCGATGATGTAATGTTTGTCCCTCAGAGATCGTCTGTAGATAGTAGAGCAGATGCAAACCTGATAAGGACTTTTAGGTTCTGCAACTCTCCGCGAACTTTAGCTTGTCTGCCTGTTATTAGCGCGAATATGGATTCTACTGGTTCTATGGAGATGGCAAAGGTACTCTCTAAGCATTGTGCTTTAACTGCTTTGCATAAGTTCTATTCAGAAGATGAGCTGGTTAATTTCTTTTTGGGAGAGATCTCTGCATCACTTTATACGTTTTATACTATTGGGGCTAATGACAGAGATCTGGCTAAGTTAAAAAGTGTAAGAGACAAGATCCTGTCGGTAAACTTTCAATCTGATTTCCCTAAAATGATATGTCTTGATGCGGCTAATGGGTATACAGAAAACTTTGTTGATCATGTTAAGAAAGTACATTCTTTATATCCTGAAGCTATTCTTATGGCTGGCAATGTTGTCACTGGCAATATGACAGAAGAATTGATTTTGAGCGGAGCATCAATCGTCAAGGTAGGGATTGGCGGTGGAAGCGCCTGTACAACTCGTTTAGTGGCTGGTGTTGGAGTTCCACAGCTAACTGCTGTAGATGAATGTGCATATCAGGCGCATGGTTTGAGTGGTCATATTTGCTCTGACGGCGGAATAAAAAGAAGCGGAGATGTATGTAAGGCAATTGGTGTGGGAGCCGATTTTGTTATGATAGGTGGATTCTTCGCGGGAACAGATGAATGTGATGGTGCATGGGTTAGGAATATGGGCGGAGATAAAACAGGTTTTAAGTTTCATGGTATGTCTTCTAAAGAAGCTCAAGAGAAGTGGAATGGAGGACTTAGCGATTACAGAGCATCAGAGGGGAAAGAAGTTGTATTACCATGCAAAGGTCCAGTAGAAGGATTACTGAAGGAGATTATGGGAGGGTTAAGATCTGCTTGTGCTTATGAAGGTGCAGCGAACATAAAAGACCTACCTAAATGTGCATTATTTACAAGAGTGAATAGACAGTATAACAATGTATTTGACAAGTTTGAACAAGGAGAAAAGAAATGAAGAAAACAAAGTGTGTAGTTCGCAAGATTAAGCCTGAACGTATCGAAAGCATCATTAAGGGAATCGGTGGTAAGTTTTTCACTGTCACCTTCGTTAAGAGAACTGATAATACTCTTAGAACTATGAATTGCCATACTGGTGTTAAGAAAGACCTTGTTGGTGGTGAGCGTAAGAAAAAGAAGAATCCAGGTTTGATAACTGTTTTCAGTATGGCGGATAAAGGGTATCGCATGATCAACCTTTCTGGAGTTAGAAAGATTCGTTCTTCTGGCACCGAATGGAGAGTTGTGGCATAGAGGTCGTTATGAAAGAAAATGACACAGAAGAATACAAGATGGCTATTTCTTTTGCAAGATACATGTTTGGTATGAGAAATATGTCAATAGAATGCGAGATGGCTGTATGCAATTTATTTAATTGCATACAAGGTTCTAAAGGCATTGTTGATATAACTAACAATATAGAGAAGATGTGCGATGTTAGAAAAAGTAAGTTTGAGGCTATAAAAATATGAAAGACATCAATGAAGTTTTTTCCCAAGATTATACTTTGACAGATCTAGAGCATGACCAATGTGTTAAGTTTATGGAAAGCTCTGGCTATTCAGAGTATGCTCATAGGAATCAAGATAATCTTAGGATTATTCAAGATCAGATTCTTGTAGGGAAGATGGGCGAGCTAATCGCCTATTTTCTTTTGAAGCCATACTGGGAAAATCTTACTTATCCAGACTTCAAAATCTATACTGCGAAGCAGAAAAGCTGGGCAGCAGATATGAAGAATGGCGATATAGACATTCATATTAAAACACAAGACACCGAATCAGCAAGAAGATTCGGTGATTCTTGGACTTTCAATTTGGGCAATATCGATAAGCCAGGTGGCAAAGATGCTATTTACAAAGATGATGCAAGAGGTTATGTAGCTTTTGTCACAGTAGATAAAAAGAACAGGAGTGGAGTCCTTCGCGCAATCGTTCCAATCCTAGCACTGAAGAAACATAATCTATTTCAGATGCCAAAAAGCAATAAACTATGGAAGACAAAGGAAGTGGTATATGTTGATTTAATGGTTAGACCTGATTTAACAAAGGCAGGTTTTATGGGTAAGTTTATAGACGAAGCACTATATTTGTAAAGAGAAGCTTATGCCTCTAGTAATATGTCGTTATCCCGGTGGGAAGAACAAGTCTAAATCACAGATTCTAGATAGGGTATCATCTTACTTTGATAACAATAGATACGACATTGAATATAGAGAACCTTTCTTTGGCGCTGGTAGTGTAGGTTTGTCGCTACTAGAAAGCCGCAGCCAGATTAAAAACATATGGATCAACGATTATGATCCTGCAATCGCAGCACTGTGGAATGCTATTCTGTTCAACCCGAAAGACTTGTCTGATATGGTAGATGATTTCAAACCAGATGTAGACAAGTTTTTCGCGTATAAAGAAGAGCTTCTTAAAATGGGTAGAGAAGTAAATGATGTTGTATCCATAGGTTTTAAGAAACTTGCGATACATCAGATTTCTTACTCTGGACTTGGAGCTATGTCTGGAGGACCATTAGGTGGTAAGCATCAGACTTCATCATATGATATATCTTGCCGTTGGAGTCCTTCTCATATTCGCAAAATGATACGGGATATACATTCTCTATTAAGTAGCAAGAATCTACGTTATGGTAAATGTACTTCTTTTGATTTTATGGATCTAATGAAACAAGATGGAGAATGTTTTCTGTATTTAGACCCTCCATATTACGAGAAAGGACCAGAGCTTTACCAGTATTCATTTACATTGAGCGATCATTATCGTCTTGCTAAGTCATTAAAAGAGACTAGCTATCCTTGGTTATTATCATACGATGATTGTGAGGAGATCCGTAAGATTTATAAATGGGCTGAGATAAAGGCAATTCGATTTAAGTATACAATTCACAAAAGTAGGATTAAGATGGAGCTGATCATTGTGCCTAGTGAGAAGTTGTTTGAAAGGACGAATGAAATGCCGGATCTTTTTGCGTAGTGGATGATTTTCGTAGTATCATATAGATAGGAGATTTGTGATGAAAAAGGTGTTTTTATTGGAAGATGACCCAAAGCGCATTAAGTGGTTTAAAGCCACTTTTATTAACGTGGATCATGCTGACAACCCTATTGACGGGTTGAAGATGCTTGAAGAAAATAGTGATTATGGGATGATTTTTCTTGATCACGATTTGGGTGGTGAGCAATATGTGGATTCGGCAGATCCCACGACTGGGATGCAGCTCGCTAAGTGGATGGCTGAAAAGTCACTTCATTTGGATACCCCCATCATTATTCACTCGCTCAACTATGGTGGTGCCGTGAATATGGAGTCTGTATTGAAAAGCCATAAAGATGTGAAGCGAATTAATTATGCTACACTGAAAAAAATCGTTGAATCGGAGAATGGTGTGTCATGATTGAATTCAAGGTGGAGTCTGGGAATCTTACACTAAGGACTATTGACGATCCTTTTATCCTTGCGGAAATCGTTTTGAAGCGGGATAATCCTATATCGGCTGACCTTCCTGCCGGAAGCAAAACGGTTTTTACTAGGATAGGATGGATGGAGCAAAATGGCGAAGACGGTTTCAAAGTGTGTGTCCAATATGACGAGATTTCGAAAGAAGAGTTTGATTCGATAAATCAAGTCATTGTGAATAAATTGGTTGATACACTTGGCTTTCTACTCCAAACATTCTTATTGCGTGATGGTGAGGAATTGGTTTGGGGCGAAACGCGCAAGGACAGTAAAGAAGATATCAGGAGAGAAGAAGATGAAGACACTGACGAGACAACAGGCTGACCAGTTTAGCGCAGATCAGCTTGAAGAAGTCATTACCGAGCTGGATGAAGCGTGGAATGAGTCGCAAGATGAGCGCGATTGCGTTTGCCCGATTACGGGATGCCAAGTCACGAATACGATCTATGACGTTCTTCGTCTGAATCTCAAAACCTTGCGCGCCAATTCCGCAATCTTCACGACTCCGTCCGCCGCTGGCAAGGATTCAGGCGCAAAGAAAATGAAACACGATCCTCCGATGACTTCTATCGCGAAAGCGAATGGGACTCAAAGAGAGAAAGAAGAACGTCTTGTGAAGTTTTTGCAAGATTGTCTTTTGGGTTTGAATCTAACTGCCGCGCAAGTCAAGGCAGTTGACGGAACAGATGACGCGATCTTTACGTCATCCATCAAGCATGACGGAATTGCTTGCTCTCTGGATTATGTCAAAGGAGATTTGAAGCAAGCGGGTCTTCGCCCTCAAGATGGTGTGACTGGCGAAATCATTACGGAGAATGTCAAGTACGTTAAAGGGATTCCTCAGAAATTGCCGTTGCCTATCACTTGCACGATTCGTGGTGAGTTGGAATGCCCGAAAGACGTTTTCCAGAAGCTTCAGACAAAGGTGTTTTCTGGAAGCGGAAAAGCATATTCCAATCCGCGCACTCATACGCTTGGCGGTATTCGCCAGTTCAAGGATCCGAAAAAGACCGCTGATTACGAATTGAGTTTTATGGGATATGCCATCCTCAATCTCGACAATCCTCCGTTTACTACGGAGATCGGCAGGGCGAAATGGAGCAATAAGGTTCTGAAAGTTCCTTTCGTTCAAACCCGCCCGTTTAAGTTTTCTGATTTGGCGGAGATTGAAAAGAACAACACAGATGGCAAGTTCCCTTGGGAGATTGACGGTGTTGTAATCAGCGTCAATAATCTTGAGTCTCAGGAGCAGTTGGGAAGATATGGCAATTCGGTTGCTGCCGATCCCAAAGGCAAACTTGCATGGAAATTCGCGGAAGAAGAAAAGCAAGCCACTATTTCCGGTCTTCGTTGGCAAACTGGAAGAACTGGACGCGCAACGCCTGTTGCCGAATTCCCCGGCATCTTGATTGATGGGACTACCGTTTCCAATGCGACTGCATTTAACGCAGGACAGGTAATTGATTGGGGTCTTGGAATCGGCGCAGTTATCGGTATCTATAAGAGTGGCAAGATCATTCCTTATATTTCCAAGATTATCAAGAAGTCACCAAGACCGATGATCATCGATAAGTGCCCGTCTTGCGGCACTACTCTGATTAAGAGGCAGAGTGCGGGAACGCTCGATCTGATTTGCCCGAACAAGGCAACTTGCCCCGCGCAGAATGTTCTTGCTTTTACTCACTATCTGTTCACGACTGGTTCTAAGGGTGTTGGCGAGAGCATGATTGAATCGCTGGTCTCTGGCGGATTCATTAAGACCTTTGCCGATCTCTACACGTTGGTCGAGGATAACATTGAGAAGGCGGGATGGCGTGAACGGCAAGCAGTTTTGGCAATCGCCAGAATCAATATGATTTCTGCACCTGAGAAGATCAAAGACAATGACAAACTGAGAGAGAAAACAGAGAAGGCGCAACAGAAGAAGAAGGTATTCCCGCTGCCTACTCTGATTGCCGCTTTCGGTATTCCGGGGGCTGGCGCAGGAACTGGAGATGGTCTTACGGATCATTTCAACGGTGATTTTGCAGCGATCAGGAAAGCCACAAAAGATCAGTTCTTGCAGGTTCCGAACATTGGAGACAAGACTGCCGATTCGCTGGTTGAATGGTTCAAGAGCAATGAGAAGCAGCTTGATGCGCTTCTTGAGTTTGTCGAGCCTGAGAAACCGAAAACTGGCAAACTGTCTGGATTTACCTTTGTGTTCACCGGCGCGCCTCCGAATGGTAAAGAGTATTGGAAGGATCTGGTCAAGGATCAGGGCGGTAAAGTCGGTTCCAGCGTAAGCAGTAAGACTGATTACGTTGTGATTGGGACTGATGCCGGACAGAAGGCAGACATTGCGAAAGACCTTTGGAAGAAGGCTGGTGAGCCTACTAAGATTGAGCAAGGCAAGCCTGTTCTGATCGAGGACATTGAGGATCTGGAAAAACTACTTGGGATGAGATAATATGAAAAAGATAAGGTTCAAAACATATATTCGTTTATCTTCAGTAGGATTTCTATGCTATGCGTCTGTGAAAAGATATGGAGCAGAAGTTAGAATAGAAATAAATGCACAAATGAATAGTTTTAATGTGTTTAGGGTTAGCATTTATCCTAGCAATGCCGTGAATCCTCCTTACCTCCAGTATCATTCTGGAGTGAAAATAGAGTTTGTCGGTGGACAAAAGAAGATTACCGATGATAGGATTAGAGACACTTCTTCGTCTATCGACCACGCTTTGAAAGGTGTTGTCGGGAGAGATTATATTCGCGCAATGAAAAAGGTTCTTCCAAGTATGTTTAGGAAGATTGACAAAGCTTTCAAAGGCGCGTAGAGGGGAATATGTTTGTTTTGCAGCATACGGGCAAGAAATATGAATTGGAGCATAAGATACGACCTTGTGACTGGATTGATTTGTTCAAGCACAACAATGCTGTTGTTGTTGTCTTGAAGTGGAAAGAAGAAATCAAGAATATGCATGATCGTTTAGGGTCTGATACCCTTTATGACGATCATTTTGTTGTTATTGAGAGAAGCACGAAGATAAAAGAAAAGCGGCGTCCATTAGAGCGGAGAGAATATATCGACATTCTTTTAGCCGCCGAAAAAGAAGTACAAGGCGAAACTTTAGATCCTGATCTTTTCTGTAAGTTGAAAGATAGGAAGAAGCAGAAACGTGGTAGACCGACTGGGCTGAAATACCCAAACGGATACAAGAAAGCAAAAACGTCTAACCCGGATTGGTTCTGAATATGATCACAAAAGCCTACATGGATAAACTCGTTAAAGATTACTGCCAGAGAAGCGGCAAAGTAATCTTAGAAGTTCCTTATCTTCCCGAAGCGAAAGGAATCGCTAAGGATGATGTGGTTGACTGGGTTAAAGTCTATCAGATGATAAACGAGAAAGGAGAGAATCATGTCTAACATATTGGTAGTTGCTGGTCATTTCGGAGACGATCCTCACCCGTCTGGATACGCCAACAAACTGTTTCAGGGCATTCAGAACTTCTTTAAGACTGAGAAAAGCTCTTCTTTCACTTTCTACAATGGTGGATCGTGGGATCTCGTATTTGGCATCATGGGACATATCAAGGAATATGACATTATCTTTTGGTTCCCTGATGTCTCCAACGACAAGCCGCTAAAGCTTGTCGAAGATATAAAGGCGAATAATCCAAGAGCGATTTTGATCACTTCTAAGAACAATGTAGGCGAGAAGTATACTACGTTGCATTTGATTGCACGCGCTTTGAAGGTCAAGAGCAATCTGCTTGTCGAGTTTACGCGCGATGAGAAGGGAATGATTCTGGCGACTATTCTTGATCCTCTTGGTAATGCTTTTGCCTACAAGGAAGCAGATGTGAAGCGCGTTTCTTTCGCTTTGTTTAGCAGAGTAATGGCGTTGACAAAGTTCACTCGCTCACAAAGCGTGAGGATTGACGGCGATCAAAAGATTGACATTGAAGTACCAGATAAGCCTGAGTTTTTCGACATTGTAAAGAAGAAAGCGGCTATCTTCCACGAGCTGATTTACGCTGTCAATCAAGATCGTTTTCTTGGGAATGTTTCATTCAGGTGCCCGCACGGTTTCCCATCTTTCCGAAATGGTGATTGGGTATTTGTATCGCGCCGCAATATCGATAAGACTGGAATAGATAGGAGCGGGTTTGTCCCCGTTCTTACTTCTTTCGGTGCGTTATATAACCACACAGTTGAATATGTCGGAGCGCATAAGCCTTCTGTAGATACTCCAATACAAGTGGCATTGTATGGGACTTACACTAGTGTCAACTTTATGTTGCACTCTCATACATACATTGAAGGCGCGCCTTTCACTAAAAGTGTTATTCCTTGCGGAGCGATGGAAGAATTCGAAGAAATCAGAGAATTGGTCCCCGGTTGGGATACACCAGATTTCTGTATCAATTTGAAAGGTCACGGTTCGATTGTGTTTGCGAGTGACGTAGATTATATCTCCAAGGTCACTTATTATGCAAGGAAGTTCCCTGAGCTTGCGTGTTCAGGAATGTAGCAGGAATAGCGAAAAACGAGATTAAGAAAAAGTCTGGCAGGAAAGGTCTTTCCTGCCGGAAAACTTAGCGTATAAGGCAAGAGACTCCGTTTCCTGCCGGAAGCAGTTTCGTTTCTATAATGGTAGAACAGGAGTACGATCATGACTATCATTGAATTGCTTTACTTCGCTATCGAAGCCTTAGTGGCTTTCGCAGGTTTCGTTTGTGCTTACAGGATGATTAAGACTGTCAATCAGCCTGACTTGACGAGTTGGCAAAAGACAGAAGCTTTCAGTATGTACGGGATCGTGGTTGCTGTCATTGTTATCCACTTCCGTTTGGCGGCAGAAGCGGCAAAACATCCGCAAGAAGACGGATTCTCCAATGTCCCTTATACTGTTTCACTCCTTGTCTGCCTGTTTGGGATCCTTCTTCCCGCGGTTATTCTGAAGGCATTCGGAATGCCTTGTGTTGTTATGTTTGTTATCTTGGCTTCGTGCGCAATCTTTGGCGCAGATCCAACATTGGGATTCATTAACAAGAAGTGGTGATCAAGTGTCAAAAATGCCAGATAGAAAAGATTGGAAACCTACTATTAGCGCGGGAATCGTTCTGTACCGCGCTGAGAAGGGTTTAGAAGTTCTGCTGGCGCATTTCGGTGGTCCGAAGTGGGAAAAGGTAGAAAAGCATTGTTGGACAATCCCTAAAGGCATTGTAGAGTATCCCGAAGAACCGTATAAAGCCGCGCTGAGAGAGTTTGGAGAGGAAACAGGAACAATTCTATTGCCTAGCGAAAAACATATTTCGTTAGGTTCTGCCATTTCCCCGCAGACAGGTAAGACTGTGATGGCGTGGGCTGCTGAATGCCCACAAGATTATGAGCCAGTGGAACATTTTCAAAGCAACACGTGCAGAATTACTGATCCGTCTGACCCAAGTAATAAGATTGTGATAGGAGAAGTGAGTAAAATACAATGGTTCCCTATCGGTCAAGTCACTGGTAAAGTGCTTGATTATCAGCTTGAGTTTTTCGCAAGGTTGCTGCTTGCGTTTAAGAGGTAAAAATGAGAAGATCGAAAGAACAGATTGCGGCAGATGAAGCGGTTCTTGACCGCATTTGTTCTATTTCTGAGAGGTTTCGGAGGATAGGTATTCGCTGCAAAGCGTTTGATCCTGGGATGCGCGGCGCTATAGAAATCTTCTACAAGACTTTGGCAGAACCTCTCGAAAGAATCTTCCACGATAACAAAGACATCAAGATTTATCTCTCCCGCCAAAATAGTATTATGACTGTCTTTATGGAGTATGTCGGTCCTAATTCTTTTGCTGGCGTTCATGTCCCTGGCGATCCTATGGAGTTGGTATTATTTGATACGGCAGTAGATCGCCGTGGAATGATGACGCCAAGAGACTTTGTGAAGACATTCGGTCATCTTAGAATAGCTAAAGTTGTGTATGAGGGGAACTTCAATACAGAGTTTATTCAAGACGTAAGGAATGGGAAGTACGATGTAATTGAGGGAGTGGTAGCGAAGGGATTAAGACCTACTGGCAAGCCTCCTCATAATATATGGATGGCGAAAGTTAAAACTCTGACTTGGCTTAATAAACTAAGAGGTCTGGCTGAGAGTAAGCCTGAATTGTTTGGTAAGGTATTGGGAGAGAACGTAAAGGAGCAAACGGAGGAATAAGTGATTACAGTAATAGGTCCGAATGATCCTAATGTCCCTGACGCAATAAATACAACATCTCATTCAACAAGCTTTGGTAGGGTTTTAAGTCCATTTCTATTAGGTCCAGTTAAGTTGTATGGAGATTTTATTGCGCAGAATGTCGAGAATTTATGGCAGTTCAGTAAGGTCTTCAGATGTCACGTTGACGAAAACGAAAATCCCACGCAAGAGTATTGGGAGTGGGCGAAAGCGGGATGGGCAGATAAGAAAGCACATCGTTATCCAATGTACAAAGGTGCTGTGCCTTTGTACTCCTATTGGGACGGCAAAAAACTCACTTACATAGAAGCACGAAAGGCTATCTATATCCCTATCTACGCTGGCGCAGTCGTTAAATCTCCTGCTTTTCAGGAGTTAAAAGAATTGTACGAATTATGCGGGGATTTAACTTTGTGGGATTTCGACGGGTATAATCATAGAGAATTAGGTATGTCCTATGACGAAGTGATAAACTCGACCGAAAGGAAGATGGGCCACGCGTTCGTGATTTCAATGCTCATTGAAGGCTTCCTAAAGGAAAGTGATTACCTGAAATGCTGAAAATAATCGACACAGAGACCGGCAAAGAATATGAAATTGCGCGGTTTGATAGGATAAGGAAAGGGGATCTTTATCTTTCGATTGATCTTGATAACGATTATTCATCTTTTGTTGGCGGACCGGCAACGACAGATCATCCTGAGTACCTTGCGTCATATATTTTGGAAGAAATAAAGCCCACGGAAAAGAGTTCTTGAATGTCTCAATTTTTACGATCCATTCATGGTTATATCGCCAGCGGAGTTATGTTCTCCGTTCGTGATAAGCTTGGGTCAGACGAAACGTCTAACTTTGAAACCGCGAAGAAGTGGCGCGACGATGGCAGGCTTGTTCTCATATCTGGAGTTGGCGGTTATTCGATAACGATGGTGAGCCCGGGCGGCAAAAATGTTGAAGTCAACCCTTGCAAATCTGATAGCTGCAAAAAGGTTCTCGATTTGTATGAGCGAGGATACAGGCTCAAGTCAACCGAATACCGCGGAGTAGATAAAAAGAAAGATGAACCTCTGGAGCGTTTTACGGAGACATTGCGAAAAATCGCAGATGTCCTTGAACCGACAAACGCACAGAAAGCAAAGTATTTCCGTGAAGTGAAACCCTATAAGCAAAATCAGCTTTGGGTTGTCGATTATCCGTCCTATGGAAACGCTTTTGCGCGGGTAAAAGAAGAATTCGAAGCGGCTGGCAAACCTTCAACAACGATGACATTATATCATGGGACTTGGGTCAATTACATTCCAAGCATTATGAAACGGGGTTTGAAACCTGGGAAAGGAAAAGGTTTCTTGGGGACTGGTATCTATCTGGGAGACATACACAAGGCTTCTGGATATACGGATTTGGTTATTCTTCAATGCCAAGTTCTTTTGGGGAAATGCAAAGACCTTAAAGAGCAGGAGCATATGGAGGATATGAAGAATGAGCATTACGATAGCTTACATGCCGCAAGAGACATCAAAGGCGCTTGGGGCGGTAAGCTTGCTCACGAGGAATGGATTGTCCGCGCTGGAAAACAGATTGAGATATACAAGGTGGTGTGTTTTGCAAAGTGATTTTAGGAGGAAGTAAAAATGAGTATGAAAAAGATTCGTGCGTTTTATCGTAAGCATCCCGAAGAGATCGGGACAAGGGCAACTACTCTCAGGAAGAGAGCGGAGAGAAACCATATCGAGACAGTCAAGCGAGAGGCAGAACTCTCCGAAGCCGAAGATCAATGGCGCAAGGACTCTGGATTTAAGAGATAAAGGAGATTGGCAATGGCTAAATCTGATGTCGTAATGGTTCTTGGCGCACCTGCGTCTGGCAAAAGCTCTCTTTCTGAGGGATTTATCCAGAGGGGATATGAGCATTTGAATAGAGACAAGGCTGGCGGGAGCGTTGCTGCTTTGGCTCCTCAGCTAGATTCTTTTATCTCCGCCGGGAAAAATGTCGTTCTCGACAACCTCTTTGCGACAGCAGAAAGCCGCAAACCTTTCCTTGATGTCTGTAAGAAGCAAGGAGTCCGTATCACTTGCTCTTGGATGAAGACTAGCATTGAGGATTCGATCATCAATGCCCTTCATCGGATGTGGAAGCGTCATGGGAAGATCTTCTTTGATCCTGAATCGCTGAAAGGCGTGAAGGATCCGAATATGTTCCCCATCTGTGTTTTCTTCAAGTATAAGAAGGAGTTTGAGCCTCCCAAGACTGATGAAGGATTCGCTTCTATTACTTCTCAGGCGTTTACTCGTATTTACGATCCTGCAAAGACGGTCAAAGCAGTGATTGTCGATTACGATGGAACGCTGAGAGAAGTCAATGGTGGAGAGTATAAGTATCCTGTCAAGCCATCAGAAGTGAAATTGATGCGAGGCAGGAAAGAGAAGCTTCAAGAGATGAAGAAGAAAGGCTATATCATCCTTGGTGCGTCGAATCAATCTGGTATCGCCAAGAAACATCTGACTTCTCAAGATGCAACTGATTGCTTCCAGAAGACGAATGATTTGTTGGGCATTGACATTCCGTTTGTTTCCTGTCCTCATTCTGTTCCTCCGTCTTGTTATTGCCGTAAACCCCAAAGCGGAATGGGTGTTTACATGATTGAGAAGTACAATCTCGATCCTCGTCAATGTCTGTTCATCGGGGATCAAACTACAGATAAGACATTTGCAGAAAGACTTGGCATGACTTATCACGATCAAGCAGAATTTTTCGGCGGATAAGGAGAGAACAAAATGGATGAAATCGTAGAGTTAAGTGACGCTCAGTATCTGATGAATATGAGCATAGGTGGCGATACTTGGGCGCTATATGGTTGCGTAGTCGGGCATCCTAACTTCCCCAATGGATCTTATGTCTTCGTTTCTACACCAAAGTCTTTTGACGAGCAGACAGGAATGCTTGTCACTATGAGCGGCAGAAAATACCACATTATATCCTATGCTTCTGCGAAAGAAGAAGTAGTGAAGCAAATAAAGAACGATATAGCAAAATGTGGATACGAAGTCCATTAGAATATATCTTTGATTAGGAAAGGATTCACAATGGAAGTCGATAAGAAACATGACAGGCTTGCTTTTACTTTCCCTCGCCCTCCAAGAGTAATTGAGGAGAAAAAGGTCTTTGACATTATATCTATGCCAAATGGCGATGACGGAACTCGCCGTTGGGGAGTGTATGAAAGAAATCATTATTACGGTAGAATCTTTTTCTCCTCTGGATGCGAAGGCTTTCCAAATCGTTTTCTATTTACACAAGAACCTGGTCCTTGGGGAATGCCCTCAAGTGACATGAAGGACATTGCCGAAATCCTCGAACATTTGATACAGGAGTTCCCATGCGGTACTTGAGTCTCATTCTGATTTGTGTCCTCAGTCTTTCTTCTATCGTCTCTGCGCAAGTCGCAATCGACACGAAGAACCTTACACCTGCGCAAATCGCTCAGCTTCAGCTTGAAGCGGAGAAGATGAAGAACGATGGTGGTTATATCGAAAGGGCAAAGGAATACGTCGAACTCGGCACAATGATTGGCAAGGCGCTTGGCTCTTCTGCGAAAGAGCTTGGAGTTGCAGTCAATGATTTTGCTGGTACGCCTGTTGGGCAGATGACTACTTTTCTCATTATGTATAAAATGATGGGACGAGACATTATGCACTATATTGGCGGTGTCGGATTCATCGCTGTTTTCTTGCCAATCTGGTTCTATCTGTTGCGTAGGATTTGTTTAATTGATGAGATCACTTATGATCCTGCGACAAAGAAAAAGATTTCGGTTAAGTATGGTCTTGCCAAAGATAAGTATGGAAGTGGCTACCGCAATGAGTGGATGGCATGGTTCATTGCCATGCTCTTCATTATCGTCGGAGTTGGTTCGATCATCTTCTGGGCTTGAGGAGACAATAGCGTGAGTACCGACATTGAAAGAATTAGACATTTGATGCGCCACATCCACAATGTACAAGAGAATTGTGTTTTGCTGGCGGAAAAGATGATCGCCAATGGGGAATTCAAACTCGCAAGACAACTGATCGCTAATGGTCTTATCCATGACCAATCAAAGATGTCTGGAATTGAATTCGATAACCTGACTGGCGATAACTCAGATAAGCTCCTTCTCGTTGCGGCGATCAAACAGCACAATTCTACGAATGACCATCATCCTGAGTTCTGGGATAAGGGAATTCACGGAATGCCAAAAGTATATGTGGCTGAAATGATCTGTGACTGGAAAGCCCGGTCAAGCGAGATGGGAACTGATTTGAGGGAATGGCTTAACGGAGAAGCTATGAAGCGTTTTGTCTTTACGAAAGATGATTCTATCTATAAGACAATGATGGAGTTTGTGGATATGCTTTTGATACCGGCTTTTAAGCCAGTTAGTGAGATTCGATAATGGAAACTGATTTTGACAAGATGAAAAGTATCTTCTCTATTATGGGGGTTGTTTTCGAGGAGAGGAAAGATGTAGGGGATTTCAAGTCGCTGTGTATTACTAAATGGAGCGATAGTAGAATTGGACCTGTCCTTTTGCATCATAACAAGTACCTTTTTACTGGAGATGGCAGACTTGCAGCTTGTTCGTCTTTGGAGGATATATGGCAGGAGTAAGAGTAATTCATTCGGATGAACGTATCACATTTGGAAAAGACGAGTTCAGCATTTTTCTAGCCGGTCCTACTCCAAGAAGAAAAGATGTTAAGTCTTGGAGACCAGAAGCAATTCAGATTCTTACAGAGCTTGGATACGAAGGTGCTATTTTAGTACCTGAACGAGCGGATAGAAATAATAAGATTGATTACATATGTCAAGTAGGATGGGAAGATTATGGATTGACAGCAGCCAACCTAATCGTATTCTGGGTTCCTCGCGATTTGGAGACAATGCCAGCCTTTACGACCAACGTAGAAGCGGGAAGGTTTTTTTCATCAGATAGATCTCTTTATGGGCGTCCGGATGACGCGCCTGGAAATAGGTACTTGGATTGGCTGTATGGTAAAGAGCGTAAGAAAGAACCATATAACGATCTAAGAGAGATGCTGAAGGATGTTGTTTCAATTCAATACTGGGTAGACGAGGGTAAATAAAATGGCTACTTTCATTGTTGCAGATTTGCATTTCGGGGATGAGAGAATAGGTATCCTTGGTCGCCCATTCCGTAATGCAGAAGAAATGCAAGACGCTCTTATGTGGAACATAAAGCTTAGAGTAAGCAATGAAGATACTCTTATCTTTAATGGCGATGTTTGCAATAAAGATAAGCCAGAGCTTATTGCTCTTGTTTCTAAAATAGAAGCAAAATACAAAATACTTATCAAAGGCAATCATGACGCTAAGATCCCGAATACAGATCTATATAAGTATTTTGATGTTGTATACGAGGATGGAAAAGGACTCGATATGCCAGATCTTTTTGAGGGTCTTCCTGTATACATTACTCATTATCCTACAGAGGGAAGAAAAGATAGGTTCAATCTGGTAGGTCATATTCACGCTGCTTGGAAATACCAGTTGAATATGTTTAATGTTGGAGTAGACGCAAACCACTTCTTCCCTGTCAATATGGAGACTATTCCTGCTCACTTCAAGGCGATATGCGAGTTCTACGATAATGATATATGGGTCGCTTACAACGAGATCAATCAGCAATTCGTTGGCAAGAGGGGGATGAAAGGAACTTATTTCAGGGGCAAGTAGTATGGAACGTCCATCAGTATATCTATTGCAGAAAACTCAATCTCTGAAAGATGCTATTGATTTCTTTTTCGCGGATAAAAAAGCAAATGCTAATGCCAATGAGAATAGGTTAGTATTCCTCGCTCAATTAGATTTCTGGGATTGGGAGATGGAAAACCTTATCTTCTCTTTTGATACGTTTAATGACAGGTCAAAAGACTGGGAGAATAGTGCCGATCCTATTTCTTATCATCTATCTAAGCTAAACATTAAAGTAAAATACAAAAGAATTGAAAGGCTCAAGATAGAAAGAAGGGATGGAGGGGCATATTCTTACGCTGTAAGCCACAAAATGGCTGTAATAGCCCCTGTAGACGCTTTAAATGCCCTTATAGATAGATGGAATGATCTACTTTCTCTATGCGAAGAGAAAATGCTTGATGCAAACGTAAAGAATGCAGTGAAAATGGGAGCAAATCTATTAACTGATCTCAGTAAGTATAAAAGAAAACACGTTGAGGTTAAAGTTAAAGAAAAGAAAAAGAATAAGATTTGTTTATCATGTTATGCAGCAATCAAAGACATTTATGATGAGTGTCCTTATTGTAAAGGCACTTCATTCAAAGAGATTAAGGAAGATTGATGCAAGACACTTATACTAGATTGAAGTCATATCGTTTTTATAATCAGCAAGAAGAATGGGGAAATGAAACTCATTACGCGATTGGCTTTGAGATCGGTGGATGGGATTATGAAGAAGTTTTAGACATTGTAGAAAAGAAGTTTGAATTAGTGATTTTAAACTCCAGTTGCCTTTTCTTGGATAGTGATGACGATTTTTGTGAGATATACATAGAAGTGGTTATAGAAGGCGAAAAACGTGAAGAGATTACGGATTTGTTCAAGAAAACATTTTCCAAAAAATAGTAAAGTGAAGGAGATTGTATGGATTCTACGTTGTCAATAATAGCTATAATAATATCTTCGCTATCTCTTTTAGTACATTTCATGCAGTTTTATGTAAAATATATTAAGCATAGATGTGATGCTCCTCCACATTCTCCTGATGATTTGCTATATTATGCAGGTAGAAAAACTTTAATTGTTGATGGCAAGAAAATGAAAGTTTGTATATGGCGGCAAGCTGTATGCACTTCTTCGGTAAACGACAAAGGTTTTGGCACTTATCATGATACTATAACTTTTTGTGTATGCTGTAACACTCATAAAATCGTTAAACCTGACGATATAAGCGCAAAAGATATGCTGATAATGGCAAGCGATAAGTGGTGGAAAGATTTTTTCATAAAAGATTCTCATAGATAGCGTAATACCTTATAACAGTACTATTTTTGCATTTTTGTTTAATGCATCAATCGTACAACAATAATAGAGGCAATTATGCCTATTTGATTAAGGAGTATAATATTATGGAAAAGAAAGGGGAAAGAGGCAAAATAGTAAATAGCAAAGGGGAGACATTGCACTTGTTATATTGGGTGGGCGATTTTGTTAGAGAGAAAAGGGGAAACTTTGGATTTCGGCAGAATGAAATTATTGTAACAGAGTTTAAGAACGGGTCAGTGGCTTTAATAAGCGACAAAGGTGATTTTATATGCTGTTGTGATGGAGAGTTTTCTTTGACAGATGAAAACGGAGATATATACACGTTTTTTGGGTACTATTATGATCTTTCCAAAAGAGGTAATAATCAATTTTCGTCTTTAATTTTTTATTCCAAAGAAAATGTAAAAATAACTTCAAGTAGTGATATTCGTGATGCCAAGCTTAAGGAAATGAAAGATTCTTATAGCAATTTCATAAAAAATATTCCTATGAAAATACATACTTTCCCCAGAATACATATGCCTATTCCCAAAAATATCTTTTCTGCTGGGACTAATATTTCTACAGATAAGGAGAAGGAGTAAGGATAACTTTATGACTCCATACAAAGACAGCAGAAAGTCATGGAAAGGTTTATACGCCAGATCGCTTTAGTAAAACCTTTTCGCCTAATAGTGGTTTTTATTTTTTCCGCAAATTATTTTCTTAATCGAAAAAGTGAAGGAAATTGCGTTTATAATCCTATCTGGTCAGAAAGGCAGCAAGATTGTGCTTATTCTATCTTGCCTAACTTACGAGCCATAAAAGGTAAGTGAAGATCATCTGCCTTTTTCCTTATAGCGAGTAGTGTTTCTCGATCACAAATATAGAAGTCTGCAAGACGAAATTTGCGTTTTTCTGTTTGTTTAGGGAGCATAACGTAATGATCCCTAATTTTGGCAGAGCGTTGAGGCTCTGAACCAACAATGCGGCGAAGGTTATCTTCCATAAACATGAAATTAGATAGCCAAGAATGATGACCTACAACAGAAAGTATGAAAGAGCTTTTACGACTTTTGTTTTTTGTCACACAGCCATCACCGTCAATAAAACCTATAATAAGAGCGAATAATAGATCGTCATTGCCTATTTGATCTATTTTACAAGGATGATAAGTCTTGCAGTTAGTAATGTCAAAGCGCTTGCGTAATTCTGTCACTGTTGCTATATCAGTCACGCGAACTTGACAAGTATTATCTTTTCTGCGTATTTTGTTTTTGGATTCGATAAAATTGTGAAAACATTGCAGATGATCAGCATCTTTATCTGCAATCTTTAGTCCGATACGGCGCTCTGTAAAGCCTCCATCTGCTAATAGAAATCCAAGCCAATAGTAGGCTTCTGGAGTTTGAGATAGCAGATTAGACGCTTTGGAAAGACGAGTTGATGCTTTATGAAGACCCAAAACAGAAGCTTTTCTGTTGATAGCTCCTAAATCACGATTACGCAGATTGCTGCGAAGTGTTTCCCCCGGCGTTCCGTAGTAATTAAGTGATAAGTATTTTAACTCTTTTTCTGTCCAGTGTAAGTATATTCCCATAAAATCCTCCTGTAGACTATATGGTGAATACTTCCACTAACGTTAACCCTTTTCCTTGGAGAAAATTTAATGAATACGAGAAAAAATGTCCATTTGTTCTGCATCGATCCGCAGGAAGATTTCTGCAATCCCAAAGGCGCGCTGTACGTCACAGGTGCCGAAAAGGATATGGATCGCGCGGCTGAAATGATCGAGCGCAATGCCGCGAGGATTACCAAGATTCACGTTTCGCTCGATTCCCACCACCTTGTCGATGTCGCGCATCCCATCTTCTGGCGCAACAGCAAGGGTGCGCACCCCACGCCGTTTACCATCATCTCGAAAGATGATGTCAAGAATGGCGTCTGGAGTCCCAGAGACCCCGGTCTGACGCAGCGAATGATCGACTACACCGAAGCGCTGGACGCTG